CAAAAGTATAGCGAGGCTATCGATACAGTGAATACTCAGGATTGGTATTCCGGAAACGTAATGATGTCGAGGGCAGGATAATGTATCAACAGATTGGCAGCTTCGCCCCGGATCTTGATCCAACGACACCAGGGATCATGACAGCGCTGACGAATATGGTCCCGACGATGCGCGGATATGCTGGAGCAGCAAGCGCTCAAAATGTAGGGCTTCCTGCAATTGCTAGTGCTGTCTCTGGTGCTGCCGTTTGTACAAAGCTTGACGGAACGAAGCGTATTTTTGCCGGCACTGCGACTAAACTTTACGAGGCTACTACCAGCACTTGGACAGATCAAACGCGCACGACAGGAGGCGATTATAGTGCATCTACCACGCGGTGGCGGTTCGCGCAGTTTGGTGACGATTCGCTGGCAGTCCAGAAAGGAGATTTGATTCAGCGCTCGTCGTCTGGTGCTTTCGCAGACATATCTGGAGCGCCAAAGGCTAATTGCATCGCCACTTCAAACGGCTTTGTGATGGTGGCTGATACGGTTGAGGGCACGTTTGGGGACTCTCCCGACCGCTGGTGGTGCTGCGGGGCGTACAACGTCACAAGCTGGACTCCATCGACCACCACGCAAGCGACCTCTGGTCGTTTGGTTGATACGCCGGGGAAGATTACTGGATTGTTGAGCCTGGGCGCGAACATCATTGCCTACAAGGACCGGTCAATGTATATCGCCTCGTATGTTGGTGCGCCGTCTGTATGGCAATTTCAGAATATCCCTGGAGATGTTGGCGCTCCATCGCAAGAGGCAATAGTCAACATAAAGACCGCCCACGTCTTCATGGGCTATGAGGATTTCTACATGTTTGACGGATCGCGACCTGTGCCAATTGGCGCGGAGATTCGCAAATGGTTTTTTGGGTATCGACTTGATCCAGCATACCGCTACAACGTGATTGGAACGCATGACCGGAATGCCGGGTGTGTTTGGTTCTTTTATCCGACGTCAGGTAGCAATGGAGCGTTGACTGACGCCATCATTTATAACTATCGGGTAAATAAGTGGGGAGCCGCTACGCAGTCCATTGAATGCGCTCTTGAATATTACTCGCCATCAATCACTTATGACGGCATTGGATCGCTGTTTAGTACTTGGGATTCTCTTCCGAATGTTAGCTATGAGTCGCCGTTCTGGACATCCTCGACGCCGCTGCCTGCTGTGATTGGAACAGATCATACGGTGAAGTCTTTGTCGGGCGCAGCTAATGCGTCATCTATGACGATTTACGACATGGGAGACGATGAGGCTTACACCACAGCGACAAAGGTCCGTCTTCGCCATGCTGTAGCGCCGTCAGTGGCAACGATGTCGCATGCAAAGACGGACGTGCAGGGAAACACGTTCACGGTTGATCAAACGAGTACGGAAGCTGACGGGAAATTCGATGTGCTCTCTTCTGCGAGATGGCATCGCTTGAAGTTTGACTTCACCGGGGATCATGAAGAGCTAGGCGTTTCTGTTACTTATGCTGGGAATGGGACATTCTAATGTCAAAAATTGACGTCGATCAGAGACTGCCTGTTCCTGGACAAAGTCAGTCGCAATATGAGAAGGACTTGGCCTATCGATTGAATCAGGCATTCCGTGCAATCGCGCAGCAACTCAATAGCCTCTCTGAAGGTTCGCAAGTTGCCTTCTACACGGCGATGACATCCGCGCCGACAGTTGGCGCATGGGCGCAGGGCGATTTCGTCATGAATAGCGCCCCTGCTGAATTGGGAACGGCTGGCTCAAAGTACATCATTCATGGATGGCGCTGCATGGTCAGCGGGACGCCTGGAACGTTCGTGCAGTGTCGATATTTGACGGGGAACTGATGAAGCTAGTTCACATCGCAGCGCAATTCACAGACGACGCCTGGATAGATGGTGCTAGTGATTTGGCTGAATCGTGCGCAGAAGAGTGCACGCCGGATCAATTGAAATATCTGATAAGTCGCGGCGAGCGTAGCCTTGTGCGCATGGACATTGATGGCAAAAAAGTTGGATGGGCGGTATTTCGCGTCGATATGCTTCCCAATTTCAGGGTTATGCACGTGACCAATCTTGTTGCACACAACGGCCACTTCGAACAATTTTTTGATGAAGTAAAGAATCTAGCCAATAGTTTAGGGTGTCGGCGTGTCCGCTGTTGCGCACAGCCAGCCCAGGCAAGGCTGTATCAAGTTAAATTGGGCTTTGAGCCCGTGTACATGACATTGGAGGTAGCAACATGAGCGGCGGAGGCGGAAGCGACGGCACCAGCACCACAACCCAATCAATTCCAGACGAACTGAAGCCGCTGGCATCGGCCTATAGCTCGAAGGCAATAGATTTGGGTAGCCAATCCTATTCACCCTATACTGGACAGCGTTATACAGGCCTGAATAGCAACCAGAATCAAGCAATTCAGATGGTCAAGGATCGAGCTACTAACGGTTCCGCGACAATGGACAATGCAGAGAGTAATCTCAACCAGATCATCAGCGGTAACGAGAGCAATCCGTACCTTGATACGGCTGTACAAAAGGCTCAAGATAGCGTGACGTCAAATTTCAATACGTCCGCGATCAATTCCGGCTCATTCGGCAATACCGGCACACAACAACAGTATGCGCAAAACTTGAATGATACGGCGACGAACATGTATAACTCTGCGTATCAGCAGGACCAAGACCGCAGACTGTCCGCAATTAATTCAGCATCGACATTTGGCAATCAAGCATACACGGATGCCTCTCAGCTTGCGGCAGCTGGGCAGACACAGCAGGATCAAGACCAGCAGAATCTTGATTATGGATATAGTCAGTATCAGGAAAATCAAAACCTTCCTTACAAGCAGCTTGCCGCCATGTCTGGAGTGTTCGGCTCTAACCTGGGCGGCACTTCTACGACGACTCAAAATAGCTCTGGGGGCAAATAATTATGAGCTTTCTTGGCGACGTAGGGAGTTTCGAATCGTTCAACTTGGGCGAGATGTTTAACAAGCTCGGGAAAGACCCGGAGCGCGCCTTTATCGGCGCTGGAGACCCATTCAGTTCTAGCGTGTGGGGCTCGATTCTTGGAAAGGACTATGAGCCTATCGTAGACCAATACGGCGGTGCCTCGTCCGACACTTACGACAAAGCAAAGGATGCTGGCATCAACACCGGTCCAGGGTCAACCATGCACGGCATTGCGCGCACGATTGCGTCAATGTATGCGGGTGGTGCAGGAGCTAGTGCACTTGGTGGCGGCGCTTCTGCTGCTGGAGGCGCAGGTTCTGCTGGCGGGTCTGGATTGCTCAGCACTGGCGGCACTACAGCTGCCGAGGGCATGGGTGGCGGGGCTGGCTTAGCGCCTAGCGCTGCGGGTCAAGGATTTCAGGCTGGTTCGATGGGGAGTTCATTGTATGCATCACCTTCTGCGGCATCGAGTGCCTCGGCAAGTTCGCCCGGCCTGCTCAGTCAAGCAACTCCATATCTGAATGCGGCAGGCAAAGCGGCGCAAACAGCACAGATGACCAAGGGGCTGCTCAGCAGTAATCAGCAGCCCGTGCAAGCAAGCCCTCTCGTGGCTGGGAATGGCACAGGTTCGCAGACGCTGACTCAGTTGGCTAACCAAGCTCAGCAAGAGACGCAGAATGAACTTGATCAGGCGGCACAGCAACGTGCTGCGCGCAGAAAAATGTATCGCGGAGGTGCGTAATGGCTGGACTACTCGACTTTATTCAAACGCCTGAAGGTCAAGGCTTGCTGTCGGCTGCATTCGGTGGATTGGCATCTGCTCGCCGTGGCGGTGGTCCTTTGAACACAATTGGCGCTGCTGGGCTGGCTGGCATCAATGGCTATTCCGGTGCGCAAGACCAGCAGCAACGCCTCAAAAGCACATCGCTTGCCAATACGGTGACTCAGATGCAGGTCGATCAGATGAAGCGGCAGCAGGACCAGCAAAATTACATCGAGCAGGTAGCGCAGAATGCCTACAAGCCTGCGATGACAGCAGATCAGAATGCCATGGGCGCAGTGGCGAAGATGGGCGGTCAGGTTGGCCCTACGGTGCAAGCGGCTAACTTGGCGTCAAGCTCGCAGGCGACACCTGGCGGCATTGATTCACAGGATCTCATGAGCGGGATTGCAGCAAAGTACCCAATGGTTGCGCTCGACATGGCGCAGAAGGCGAAGCAGGCCGGTCGCGTGACGCTCAAAAAAGACGAGGTTGTCTATGACGACACAACCGGTAAGCCTATCTACAACAATGTGCAGCCCGATATTAAGAACGGATACATCGTTTCTGATGGCAAGGGGGGATACAAGGTTGACCCGGCTCTGTATCAGGCCAAAGTGCAGCTCGAGGCTACCGGCGCTCCAAAAGTCAATGTTTCACCTGTCGTTAAGGTCGGTCAGTCGTTTGGTGAAGACGTTGCGAAAGCTGGCGCATCGCAAATGATGGGCATGATCGACGCTGCGCGTTCTGCGCCACAAGCGGTTGATAATGCCAATCAGATTCTTTCTGCATTGGATACAGGAAAGGTAATGGCTGGTCCAGGGACAAAATGGAAGATAGCCGCAGCTCAAATGTTTGGCGGAAATCAGGATTCATTGAATGCAACTCGCGCAACTATCCAAGGTCTGGCAAAAATGAGCCTATCATCTCGCAAATCATTGTCTGGTCAGGGGGATATATCTGATTCTGAAACTGCATTGTTGAAGAGGGCCGAATCTGGTGATATTGACGATATGACTACTGGAGAAATCAGACTGATCGTCAATATCGCAAAGAAAAATGCACAGTATGTCTATGATCAGGGAAGAGCCGCCTCCGATGCACTTTCCCGCATGCCTGAGGTTCAAAGTATCCTCCCAGCATTTAGGCTTCCTGAAATGCCAGCGCAGCAACCGCAGCCGACTCAGCCGACTCAGCCAACTCAGCAAGTCAATATGCCTAAAAGATCGGCCATTTCCATTGACGGCTACTCTGCCGTGAGGAAGTAATCATGCCTAAATTCGATGTTACTGCACCGGATGGTCAAAAATTCGAAGTCAATGCGCCAGATGGTGCGACAGAGAGCGATGCCATCTCCTACGTGCAAAAGCAGTTTTACGGCCCGAAACAAGTAGCGATGCCAGCGCCTGAAAAAAGCACCGGGGAAAAGATCAATGATGCCGTTGGTTCAACTAGCCTGG